AACGTGCCACCCGATTTTGCTAGGCGCACTCAGATCGTTGGATATCGCGAAATGAAAACGGCGACACCGATGGTTCGGTCAATGATTATTGAGGACAAGTTGCGTCACACTGGCGAAAACTCTTTAGCGGAACACGTCACTAGGGCGGTCATGGTCAAACTGTCCGAGGGTGCCGCACCGCTTAGTTCACAAAAGTCACCCGGTCCGATTGAGTTGGCGCGTTGCATGGTTTGGGCCGCAGCTGAAGCAGGCCGTCCAGTTCGGTCGTCGCGTGCCGCTTTTGCTTTTGGCTAAATTTGACACGACATTATAAATGTGCTAGTCTATAATTATGACAAGAAAAAAAGGCGATCTTAATCCATCTAGATATTGCTGTTATGTTTACGACAGCTCGCAAGTTGGACCAGAGTATCAAGGTGTCAAATTTGGTAAAGCCATTGAATACAAAGAATTTGCGAACGCAGGTGCTGCTGAAAAATATCTAAACGCGCCAACTCGACGTATGTTGCCAAGGGTTCTAAGTACAAAAATTTACCGTTTGGATGTTGGTTGTTATATGGGCAACGGCGGCGGTCAATGGCAAGCAAATCAAAAAGCCATAGTGATATAAATTGCTTTCGGTTGAGGGTACTTAACACGGACGCAAAAGTGTGAGAGACTCGCAAGTGATGGCTCTTTTCGGTAGCAAGAAAGTTAACGCGACCCCAGCGTTTGCGTCTGCTCCCGTACAGGCTGCAGCAGGTTCTGCCGCACAGGTGGGTCAGTTCTATACGTACTCCGTCGGGGCGTCGCAAGAACTGGCCCTCTCTGTGCCTACTGTTGCAAGGTCCGTTCAAATGATTGCGTCTATGGTCGGCTGCCTAGAACTTAAGCATTTCACTACGCAGTGGACTGGCGAAGAGTACGAAGAGATCTACTTGGAGAATGAATCGTGGATGGATCAGCCTGATCCGAAGGTCACGCGCAACTTCATTTTTTCTCAACTCGTGACGGATCTCATGCTTCACGGTCGCGGGTTCTGGTACATCACCAGTCGATCAACTGCTACAGGCCGTCCGCTTTCGTTCCAGTGGTTACCCGCTGCAATGGTGACAACAATGGATCAGGCAGGCCCGCAATGGTTTGGTCCGTCCGATCAAGTTGAATTTAACGGCTACCCATTAGCAACCGATGACGTTGTCCAGTTCTTGGCACCGACTCAAGGTCTGTTGTATACAGGAAACCGCGCAATTATGACGGCCATTAAACTTCAGCAAGCAGCTGATCGTTTTGCTGTTAACGAGATTGCTGCCGGGTGGCTTCAGCAGACCGACGCGTCCGAACCAATGTCAGCAGAGGACCTTTCTGAACTTGCAGCTGCTTGGCGTAACGCTCGACAGGTTGGTGCCATTGGCGCACTCAACAGTGTCGTCACATTTAAAGAGTTCTCTAGTGATCCGAACAAACTGCAACTAATTGAGTCGCGTCAATTTCAGTCGCTTGAACTTTCGCGTGCCGCTGGAATTCCCGCATACCTTCTCGGTATTGGCGTTCAGGGTTACACATACCAGAACGCGCAACAAGCGCGCCAAGATCTTTACCTTTTCGGCACCAAACAATATTTGGACGCAATCGAGCAGACACTCAGCATGAATCAACTTTTGCCACGCGGACGGTACGTCAAATTTGATGTTTCTGACTACATGTACGAGAACGATCTAGGGAATGTTGAGCGCGAACCCGCTTACGAATCTGGAAACCGCGAGGACGAATATTCATGATCCAATTAACAGCGCAACAGATCACACTGGACGCATCAGCCGACGGTGAACCATCACGTCAGATAACTGGCCTTGCAGTTCCTTGGAATGTCAAAGCGCAATTGAGCGGTGGCGAGAGTGTGATCTTCCTTGAGGGCTCACTTCCCGAGGATGGCCCAATGCCGAAACTTTTGGAATACCACGATGACACGCGCGTCATTGGTCGCGTGACCGAAAGAGTGTCCACCAGCGAAGGCATGATGTTTGTCGCCAAACTGAGCGCAACTCGAGCAGCTGATGACGCTCTCGCATTGCTTGCCGATGGTGCGTTAGATAGCGTTTCCGTGGGCGCAATCCCCACCAAGTTTAAGAGGCTCTCAGACGGCACGCTAGAAGTCTCTCAAGCAAGATTCGTAGAACTGTCGGTCGTCACACAGCCCGCCTACGCTGACGCACAGATCTATTCAGTCGCCGCCTCATCACCCGATGAAAGCGAACCCGACGAAACCGAAACCCCAACAGAAACAACCCCAACACCATCCGAGGAGGATGAAACCATGTCAGAACCCACAACCGTTGAAGCCGCTGTCGCGACTCAGCCAATCTACGCAACCGCTGTAAAGCGCGACGCAAAACTTCCAACCGCAGTCGAATACTTGAGTGCAGCGATCGCAGGCGGAACCGCTTGGGAACGTATGCACGAAGCATTGCGCGCCGCCGCTCCCGATGTTGTCACCACCGACACGCCCGGTGTACTCCCAACCCCAATCCTTGGGCCCGTCTACAACAATTTCATCGGTCGCCGTCCAGTCGTTGACGCAATTGGTGCTAAGTCCATGCCCGGTGGCGGAAAGATCTTCATTCGACCCGAAGTCACGACCCACACGAGCATTGGTGCAAGCCTTGCCGAAATGAGCAACCAGTCGGGCACTTTTGTGGTGTCATCGAACCAAGTCACCAAGCAGATTTTTGGTGGCTACGTGAACATTTCCGAAGCCGATCTGGACTGGACCGATCCCGCGATCTTGTCAATCTTGCTCGATGACATGGGCCGTATCTACCAAAACGCCACTGACAACTATGCAGCCGACACCCTTCGTGCAGGCGCATCAGTCACCCGTAACTTCGTTGCAGCTGATCTCACTGATCCGAGCAAGTGGTCGGAATGGGTTGCAGGATCTGCTTCAACAATCTTGTCGTCGTCGAACGGTAACTTGCCAACCCATCTTTTTGTGTCGCCAGATATTTGGTCAAATTTGCTCAGTCTTTCGGATTCGTCAAAAAGGCCGTTATTTCCACAAGTGGGCCCCATGAACGCTTACGGCAACCTTGCACCCGGACAGAACAACGGAAACGCTTTCGGCTTGTCCGTAGTCGTTGACCGCAACTTCGCAGCCGCGACCTTAATCAACGCTGACGCATCTGGATACGAACTGTTTGAACAGCAGAAGGGCGCGATCTCGTTGGACAACCCGTCCACCTTGTCACGCACAATCGCATTCCGTGGCTACTTTGCCGCTTTGATGATTGACGAAACCAAGTTCGTCCGAGCTTCATTCACCTGATCCAACTGACTAAGAGAAAGTTTGCACCATGGCCACATTTAGCGTGACGCACCACCAGCGTCTAGATGATGTTGCTGTGGTGCAGACCCTCGAAACAACCGACATCACAATCGGTCAGACAATCACACTGACAGGACTCGGACACGGTCTCAACGGCACCTACATCGTTATCGCTGTACCAGTAAACTTGTTTGCCGGTGTCAACGAAGCAGGCGACCTGCTTTACAACGAAAACGAAATCATTGTTAATCAGTTGATGTTCCAAGATGTTGGCGACGATTTAGAACGATCCGCAGCCGATCCGTTTGGAACTTTGACTTGGACTTTGACTTGTACTTGGACCACTGTAGCCGCCGTTCAAGAATTTCTTGGCATTTCGTCCGCGACTGCTAACGACACTGCGTTTCTTACGACTTGCGTTTCAGCTGCGAACTCATGGTGTTTTCGTCGCAGGGTCTCTGCGGGCTATCACGATAATTTGACCAGTCCACCAGACGCGGCCGTACTGCTTGGTACGACTTTGTATGCTGCCGGGTGTTACAGGGAACGCGGAACAACTGGAGACAGTTACGCATCGTTCCAAGACATGAGCGGACCACCGTTAATGACTCTTGGTCGCGTCAACCAGTTGCTTGGCGTCAAACGATCGCAGTGTGCATGAAATGGCAGGCATTTTCACAGATGCGATCAACACGGTCGCCGCATCACTTA